CCGCCACTTTGGCGCCCGCAGTTTGGTGCGCCGCAACCGCCAGCGGCGTTTAGGCCGTTCTGCAATCGTTCCGTGCCGGTCCGGCCCGGTTCCGGGTTGGTTCCGGTCCGGTCCGGCCGGGTCCATGTCCGGAGAGGGATAGGTTTCTGCCATGACGAAACCGACCAAGCTGCACTCGCTGCGGGGCTTCCCAGGCCATCGCTTCCTGCCGCCCGAGCCCGAGCCCGAGTCGGTGACGCGGCTGCCGGAGCCGCCGGAATTTCTGTGCGAGCCTGCCGTCAACGAATGGTGGCGGCTCGGCAGCGAGCTGATGCGCATCGGTGTGCTGACCGTCGCCGACCTCACCGTGTTCGCGGCCTACTGCCAAGCCTTCGGGCGCTGGTTCATGGCCGAGAAGATGCTCGCCGATCAGGGCCACAAGCTCACGATCGAGGGCGCGATCGGCACCAACGTCACCAAGAGCAACCCCTTGATCCTGATTGCCCGCAATGCTGCGGCCGACATGACCCGCTATGCCGTCGAATTCGGATGTACCCCAATCGCCCGGCGCAGAATTGCCGCTGGGATTGCCCGCGACGAAAAAGCCTCGAAGTTCGCGGGCCTCATCGGGCAAGGTTGAGCGCACCGCTGCGGGCAAGCAGCGTGCGAGAGCCGTCATCGATTTCATCGAGCGCCTGACGATCCCGAGCGGGACTGGACAGGGCACGTCGTTCAAGCTTGACCCGTGGCAGGTCAAGTTCATCCGCGACATTTACGAACCGCAGCGAGCGGGTCGGCGTGTGGTGCGGCGGGCGATTCTCTCGATCGCGCGCAAGAACGGCAAGACGGCGCTGATCGCGGCACTCGTGCTCGCGCACCTCGTGGGTCCCGAGGCGGTCGTCAACGGTGAAATCTATTCGGCTGCCAACGACCGCGATCAGGCGGGCATCGTCTTCAAGTTTGCCCGCCAGATGGTCGAGCTTGAGACCGAGCTGCTCGCCGAGATCGACGTCGTGCAGTCGACCAAGACGATGGTGGCGCGGCGGACCGGCTCGATCTACCGCGCGGTCTCGGCCGAGGCGGGCACCAAGCACGGCTATCTGCCGACGGTCGTGATCTATGACGAGCTGGCGCAGGCGAAGAGCCGCACGCTCTACGATGTGCTCGATACCTCGTTCGGTGCGCGGCTCGAACCGCTGTTCGTGGTGATCTCGACGCAATCGAATGATCCCGAGCACGTGCTCTCGAAGCTGATCGATGACGGCTGCTCGGGTGCCGATCCTTCGATCGTGTGTCACCTGCACGCGGCGAGCGAGGGCTGCGAGCTGGACGACGAGACCGAGTGGCGCAAGGCCAACCCGGCGCTCGGCAGCTTCCGTGATCGCGAGGACTTGGCGCTGGCAGTGCGCAAGGCGCAACGGTTGCCCGCCGAGGAGCCGAAGGTCCGCAACCTGTTTCTCAATCAGCGGGTGTCGCCGATTGCGGCGCTGATCTCGCGCGCCGAGTGGATGGCACGGGCTGGCCGCGGCGTCGTTGAATTCACCGACGGCGAGGAGGTCTATCTCGGGCTCGACCTGTCCAGCGTGGTCGATCTCTGTGCGCTGGTCATGGGCTCGGCTGCCGATCCGTTGCGCATCGGGGCGTACTTCTGGAAGCCTGCGGACTTGCTGGAGCTGCACTCGGTGCGTGACTTCGGCGCCGGTGACCCGCGCTACCTGCAATGGTTGGAGCAGGGCTTTCTGCGCACCACGCCCGGGCGCTCGATCGACGTCGAGGTGATCGCGCTCACGATCGCCGAGCTTTACGCGCGCTATCGGGTGAAGGGTCTCGCCTACGATCGCTGGCGCATCGACGACCTGCTGCGCGAGTTCGATCGGGTCGGGCTTGCGGCTTATCGCTGCGATACCGAGAAGAGCATCTACGAGGTCGGCAACGGGCTGCGGCTGGTGCCGTGGGGCCAGGGCTTCAAGGACATGGCGCCCGCGATCGATGCGCTTGAGAAAACCATCTTCGATGGCACGCTCGTGCACCCGTCGAACCCGGTCTTGAACTGGAACATCGCCAACGCCGTGGCGACCATGGACCCCGCGGGAAATCGCAAGCTCGACAAGGACAAGGCGCGCTTCCGGATCGACGGCGCGGTTGCGCTTGCGATGATGGCGGGCCTGCGCAGCCGAGACCGCAAGACCAAGATCGACATCGAGGCACTTATCGCCTGAAGGGAGAGCGCACGTGCCGGTGACCATCATCGACGGTCCGACCATTGCCGCGGGCGAGAGCTTGTCGGACGCGCTCGACTGCACCAACGGCGCACTTGTGCGGCTCACGATGCCGTCCGGTTGGACGCCTGCCAATCTGTCGTTTCAGATTTCACCGGACAACATCGCACCCTACAGCGACCTGTTCGACTATCAGGGCCACGAGCTGATGATGGCAGTGACGCCCGGCATCACCGTGCTCTTCCCGCCCGATTTCATGGCGGGCATTCCCTTCATCAAATTCCGCTCGGGCTCGCGCACACGTCCGATCCCGCAGCAGGCGCAACGCAAGTTCTCGACCTCGATCAACAAATGACCACCACCACCACCACCGAGCCCGAGCCTGAGCCGACGACGAACCGCGGCGCCGCGCTGCTTACGCTTGCGCGCTCGATCGTGGCGGCGTTACCGCCGCCGTTTCTCATGCTCGTGTTGCTCAACGTGATGTTTCTCGCCGCGGTGATGTGGTTTCTCTCCGACCAGACGCAGCAACGCGTGTCGTTTGCGACCAGAACGATGGATACGCTGGAGCGGTTTTGTCGTCCGCCCAGTGGCAACCCTTAAAAGAACGCGCGTCGCCGCCGCCGCCCCGCATGGCTGGAGGTCGATGCGCTAGGCGGCTCCTGCTGACCAACCCAGGAGCCGCCGCCCATAAGCCCGGGAGGATGATCATGCATACGGCAGCGCAAATCCTGCTCGGGCTCATCAACATCGCGATCGTCATTGCGCTGCTGCTGATGATCGGCGCCATCTTCGAGTGGCTGCTGCACTGGCTCGCGGGAATCGTGATCCCGCAGACGATCCGCAAAATCTTCCTCGCGCTCGTGGCATTCGTAGCGCTCTACATGCTGGTTGCCGTGATCGCCGGGATGCCGAGCATCCGCGTGCTGTGACGACATCTACCTTCTAATCCGCCGATTTGAAGGTAGACGGATTAGCGCCGCCGCTCCTTCGAGGAGCCGACGTAGCGACCGCGCTCGTCGAAATAGCGCGTGGTGCCATCGCGGTCGGTGATCGAGCTGCCCGAGAAATGGCCGCGCGGATCGGTGAACGTGGTCGCGTTGCCATGCTGGCTCGCACTGCCTTGGTAGCGACCGTTGCGATCGGTGAACGTGCGCTGCTGCGCCCAACTAAAGCCGGGCGGCGCCGCAATCGGCGGCAGGCAATCGAGATCGGGCTCGGCTGCGGCCGGTGTCGACACCGCAATCAGCGCCACGAAAATTATCGTCGTTCTCATAGCACCACCTCGGTGAGCAAGGCCTGCGCGCTCTCGGCCGTGACCTTGTGCTTGACCATGACCCGCAGCAGCAGCGCGATCGGCTGCGGTACGTCGTATTCGCCGCGGGAAAACCGGCGCGACGTGCGTGGGTCGATGCCGACCAGCTCGGCGGCGCCGACCTGCGACAAGCCCAGGGCGTCGATGCACGCTTGGTACTCGCGCTTGCTCATTCGGCGCATGCCGTCCTCTTGATTCGAGTCGGCAAAGTTTAGGGCACGCTGCCCTATAGGGCAACGTGCTCCATAGCACCCGCTCACTTGTTGCGGTTCCACAATCTGTCCCAGGTTTTCCGCAGCTCGGCCTTCTCTTGGTCGAGCCGCTTTTGCGTCTCGGCGTAGTCTCGACGCATCCGCTCGACCGCGACCTTGTCATTGGAATCGGGCGCCGTAGCGATGAGCAGGAATGCGAGCCCACCGATCGCGATAAGCACGCCCGCTCGGATTGCGTTCTGCCCCGGCGTGTAGACTTTGTCTTTCTTGAAGAGTTGGCCGATCAGGGTCGTGGGCACGACCACGATGCCCCAAAGAAAGCAGGTGACGACGAGGGCCATGGTGTTGAGGTCGCCCCGCAGAAAAGCCGTGAAGCAGACCACGGTCCAGAACACGGTAATGCTCTTGGTGATCATCGTGCGTCCTCCTTTCTGGCCGAGGCTCTGGTTTGCGGCTGCCAGAAGCTGAAGTCGATTTGGAGATCGTTCGCGATCTTGGTGGTGAGCCACAGCATCTGGTTCGGTGGCGCGGTGACCAACATCATGATCGCTTTGTCCGATAGGCGCAGTTCCTTGTAGTAGGCACCGGTGAGCGCGTTGCCAGCGTTCGACGGCACCGTCCACTCGCGTCGGCCCTGCTTGAGCGTGATGCCGGTAGAGTGGAAGCCGATCCGGGCACCCGCTTCGACCCAACGCTCGGCGCCAGCGAGCCAGACGTCCGCGCAAGCCGAGGCGCACACGCTCTTGCCGTCGACGAAGGTCCAGAACTTGTTTTCGGCAATCGTTCGCCCAATGCCGAAACCAGCCAGCGCATGGCCGCCGTTGGAGTTGAGCGAAACGGTGGCGGCGCCGTCCCTGATGTTGTTGTCGGCCACGAGCTTTTTGAACTTCAGGTCGTCGCCCTTCTCGATCTTGCCCCAGAACAAAATCATGAAGCATCTCGACGAGCCGTCACCGCAGTCTCGGGGGATCGCCTTCATCTCGGCGCCTATCGCCGGTGCGCAGAGTGAGGCGAGGAGCGCCGCAGTCGTTAGTAGTCGGTAGGTCATGGGTAGGCTCGTCCTTTCACTGGTTGACCTCTCGAATAATAGGGCACCACGCCCGGTAGGGCAAGGCGCCCGAATGCATTTTCCCGTTGCGGGGACCCAGGGTTAAACGCCCGTTTTATCGGCGTTTCCTCGACCTAGGGCGCCATGCCCAATCAGAAAAAGGGACCGAAGCCATGCCGATCAGGCCCGGCAAGGAAGAGACGCAATCCGAATGGATGGCGCGCTGCGTGCCCGACATGATGGGCGTCGACGGCGGCACCGAACGCCCGCAGGAGCAGGCCGTCGCTGCTTGCCTGACGATGTGGCGCGACGCCAAGGAGGAGAAGCAGCTCGACCCGCCCGATCCGGACCCATCCGAGAATCAGGACGACTACGTCGAGCGCTGCGTGCAGGCGTTGAGCGCGGAATATCCCGGCGCCGACGAGAATGATCTCGAAGAGGTCTGTGAACTCTATTGGGAAGAGCGCAAGGCGCCGCCGGTCTTACAGCGCCGCGCACCCGATGACGATCCGATGGCGTTCATCCTGTCGGATGCGACGCCCGATCGCTTCGATGACGTGGTCGAGCCGTCCGGTTGGGTATTCGACAACTTCAAGCGCAATCCGGTCGCGCTCTTCAATCACAATTCCGATT